TAGTTTCAATACTTCAATTCTCTTCTTTCTGAGCTCAAGCTCATAAAGAGAATTGCAATTGATTCTCTCTTTGGGTGCATCCAAAGGAATCACAATCCTTGCATAGACACCAACATCTTTGGTTTCATCTATACCAGATGGGTTACTGCCACCAAACGGACTCTGATAGTTGTCCACGATGCCAGTGACGCCAAATTCTAGTTGGGTTGCTCCACCAATGGCGTTTTTACAATCCAAACCTTCTTGTGTTCTAATACTGTCCTGTCCATAAGTAGAACCAGCATTAGGCAACGTTAGTCCTAAAGAACTACTTTCTGCATATGCTCTCATAGTGAATACTGCACTACACAATATTGATATAAGAACCAATCCAATCCACTCTCTCATTTTGCTACTCACTTAAATTTAGAACATATCCTAGATGATACGGCAGTCTTTGTCTTATCATCTTTTCTTAGTTTTGACTTAGAACAAACATAAGTTGCTCTTGAAACATCCTCTTTGCGAATGTAAATGTCAAATGCGACATGTCCGAGATAACGCAGTTTAATTACCTGATATGAGGTAACAAAAGGAATGGAATTCCATTCCTTATCAAAGACACCGATTTCGTAGAACTCTACATCGGCTCTTTTATTAAACATTTCCATCGTAGTCTTGTAAACATTATCAAGATGTGATGGAATCAATTTGGGGTATGTGGGTGTCATCTCATGTGCAGTTGCAACACTAGACATAAGGAAAACACCCAACACCCCATACATAAAATATTTCATAATGATAGTATCCTATTATTTGGCAATACATTCAGCCGTTACCAATGCAGTATATGAACCGCCTGGGAAAGCTTTGTTACCACCCATTGTTGCTGTTGATGAAGTCTTAAACCATGTAGAACCAGTAGCAGTCAATTCATACTTGTCTGTCATACCATATTCCACTTTGTTGGTTTCATAAGAACCCATACCAGTAGAGTCTGATACTGCTTGAACCTCTGTATCTCCAACCCAAGTCACTTGATCTGGAAGTGTTGGACTAGATGAGAAAGAGCTTGGTGCAGTAATCTCAGCATAATATGCGTTAGCAAGAGACACATCAAAACGAACAATAGCCAGTTGGCCACCGTCTGTTGGGTCTGTTGTCAATGTGTAAGCATTCGGGTTTCCGAATACACCAGCACTATCTGTTTGGATAATGCATCGTGATTGAACGTTACCGTTGATTGGAACATTCTCTGCTTGTGCAAGAGAAGTTGACGCAACAAGAAACGCAATCACACCGACTATTTTGTGTTTAGTAAACATAGTTACTCCTGTTATTTAATTATATAATGTAATCATCATTTCTTATACTGCATTTCTATCATCTTCTCATGCAGCAGTTGTTGTGCTAGACCATTTCTCAAACCACGTCTATTCTCTGGTAACTGCTTATCTACTAGCACAACACTTTCGTTATACACACCGCCTGGAATTGATGCACCATAATATGCATTCATATTCGTAGCAGTTTGCATTGATTGAAGAACAGCATTCTGTGCAATTGCTTGGGCGAACATTGCATTGTTCTGTGCAAAGAAAGTAATCGCATCCGATTTATCCTTTGCAGCCAATGCCTTTTCTGCTTTCTCTTTCTTTAATCGTTTTTCTTTTTCTTCTTTAGTTTCTTCTTTTTCTTCTTCTACTTCTTCTTCGTCTTCTTTTTTAGTTGATTTACATTCGGCATCTGTATCGCCGGTTTTACACGCTTCTCTATCTAAATCGACATTTTCATCTTTTGTTGCATCGTATAATTCTTCAAGATTTACTTCATATAAACTTGGGTCTGGAAGTTCCACCACTGGTGGTGTAGGAACTTGATAGCCTGGACAATTGGGGTCAAACTGTGGATCGTAACAAGGATCTACTCTATATGTGTAAACTACCCTTGGACTTGATACACTACCCTGCCCCTCTGTAACGATAGAACCATCACCCCACAATACTCTATTACTAGGAACAACTGGAACCGCCTTGTTGATTTGTGTCCCACCTAAACTGCCTGGCAACCAATCATCTTTCTCTCTAAAGATGTATCCATTCCCATTTGCTCTTTCGTTCTGAATATAAACAGATACGGAGTCTTGTGTGTTTTTATTAATCGTGTAGTTATAAATTACACCATTAATATCTAGGCCTGGAATACCGCTCGGCAAAACATTATCCATACTCCATGTATAACCGCTTTCTGCGGCGTTTGGAGTATAACCATAGTATGGGGCGAGACTATCAGAATATGAGTAGGGCGCCCAACAAACCAAGGCCACCCATAGTAGCAGTCTCTTTGATGTTTGGTTTATCAGATTCATCTAACTCCCTCTGTGTCTGTTCGACATGTGTTTCCCAACCAAGTTTCGCAGCATCACCAATCATACCATTATATGGGCAAGGTGTGCCAGCATGAAGCATTGCTTTGAAAACACCTTTATCTTGACACATCACCGACACTGCGGCGACCTTCATGCCCATATCATAAAGTGTTTTGGCATTCTTGAGTCTGAGGCAGTTCTCTTCGGTAAAAGTGGTTCCAGCAGAGATGCCAAGGATTTGCGTCTGAACCGCACCAGCTACACCAATGGTGCAGAGGTCACTGTTACTGCCAGCACTAAATTGTGGAGAAATAGCACTTGGTGGTGGTTGTTTGATTGTAGTCGTTTGACTACCTCTTGTTTCAACAACAGAATTAGTATTTGAGTTAATATTAGATTCTGTCGTTGAGTGTGTTGTTATTGGGTCTGTTAAAGTTCCAGCGCCAGTTAACGTCTCAGCGAGGGCAACACCGTTAATACTAAAAAACATCGCAACAGCGATTATCAGTTTTTTCATCATATCTCTCTCTCTTGTTATAAAAACATAACGTGTGTGTAAATCTTACACATTGTTATTTATATAACCAGAGAAATAAAAAAGGGATGCTAAATGCATCCCTTTCCGCATACCCCTTTGGGTGTGATATTCTTGTCTACCTTATTCGTTTGCAAGTTTTTCAAATTATGACAGTGCATCATCATCTTCGTCTTCATCTACAGACGCCAGAGCAGGCGCTGGTTCCGATTTAAACTTAGGTGTGAAGTCAACAGTCTCTTCTTCTACCATCGCTGCAGCAGTCTTACCAGCTACAACTGAACCAGTTAGAACTGCATCCAAACGTGCCTTCAATTCATCATATGACTTGAAGTTGGTAGGAGCAAGGAATTCTGCAAGAGAATATTCCTTGTTGTAAACCGCTTCTAGTGTTGAGTCATCAGAAGCAAGTGCCTTTGGAGCTTCAAACTCTGACTTGTCATAGTTCCAGTAACCGTCTACCTTACGAATCTTCAACTTGAAGTTCGCACCTTCCCACAAATCGAATGGGTTGATTGGAGTTTCGTCTTCGAAAGCTGGTTGCATTGCTTCCATCAACTTATCAAAGATTTTCTTACCATACTTGTATAAGAAAACCTTACCTTCGTTTTCTGGATGCGTTGGATCACTCACAACATAGATGTTTGAGTAATACTGCAACTTACGCTTCTGTTTGCGAGCGATTTCCTTATCACTTTCTACACCAGAGTTCCACAACACAGTGTTGTATTCAGACACAGGGTCTTTCTGGTTTAGGGTGGTAAGAGAGTTTTCGATATACCACTGTCCAGTAGGGCCTTGGAATGCGTGATTCCATACACGAACCCAAGGTAGTTCTTCACCTTGTGGTGCGGGCAAGAAACGAATTACTGCATAACCGTTGCCCGCTTTGTCAACTTCTGGTTTCCAAAGACGTTCATCAACGTATGACTTCTTTTCTTGAACAGGGGATTCGTCCTTTTGGACTTGTTTGAGCAATTTATCCAAAGAATTGGCATTGCGTAGAGCTGAAATAGACATATTATTCTCCTTCGTATGTGTAAATATGTTTCGTATGTTTAAGTATTATAACATCAAATGTGTATCTTCGCAAGAGCATTATGAACGTAACACATTTTCAGTTACATGACTATTTATAACAAATAAATTCTCAAACGTCAATATCTTTTTGTAAAATATATTCAACGTTTTCAAACTCACTCCATTCCTCAACGTGCATATTGAGTTCTGGTGTGTTCACCTTGTAAAACTTTGTCGATGGATAATCTCTAAAGTTTACGGCGTGTTGCTTAATCCAGTTAGTTGCTGTAGTCACTGGAGCATCACCAGTAAGATAATTATGTGTGTCTTTATACACATTGTTTACCTTACCATCTACACTAGTTAAATCAAAACCAATCAGATATACCTCATCTGGTTTTTCTTCTTCCAGTGCAATTCTTACGGCAATCGGGCCTGCACTCCACCCCTGCCATTCTGTTGGAATAATTTCAACCATATCTTCATCTTCAACCCAAGTTACCCATTGGTGATGTTTGGTTAGAAACTGTTCCAAATATTCTCTGTCTTTACCTTGTTCAATTAAATGGTCATACAAACGTTTCATTTGCATAGGGTCAGTTCCATTTACAACAAACTGATTCCTATCACCTTGTTCATTCTCAATGATGAAACCAGAACCCCATTCTCCAAAATTGTGTCCAATACCTTGTAGAATTTCATCATGAAAAAATTCTGGTAGTTTATTCCAATTTCTGAAATAACACTTATTGTTTAATGCATAACCAGAGGAATAGACTTCATGCATCATTCCCCCATCAACACAAATAAGAGCATGAGGATTGTAATCACGATATAAGGCATTACAACCGTAGATGTTTCCATGTTCACTTAATTTCTCCAGATCAATATTCTTTCTGGATTCACCATTACCCAGAATAAAAACTTTACTCATAACTCGTTTTGATTGAGTATGTCATGTCCACTGGATATGATACACTATAATCATTCATATTCATTCGTTTTTCATGAGCAGAGAATGCATTGTCAAACGTTTTAGATTCAACAGATTTCTCTTCATCATACTCATAACCAATGTGTTGTCCTTCATCAAAACAGTAACCAACTGACTTAAGAAACCGTTCGAAATGTTCACACATCTCATCCATTGTGGATTCAGAACTGATTGTGAACTTGATTACTTCTTCATCATTTTCGATTCTTGCAAATACAAATTTATCGTTTAACGTATACATCATAGTTCCTCCATCAAAGGAAAAATACTAGCGATTACTTCACCACATGCTTTTGCAATTTCCATGTGTTCCTTTTGTGTTCCATTAGAGGAACGCAATTCAATATAATGAACCCACGAACGCAATGTGCCGTTCATCAATAGTCGTGTCTTAGTGCAACCCTCTGGTAACACTGCACGAGCTTGTTCTTTGGCGATACCATGTGCAATTGCCCAATCATATGCCACCTTAGCTTGTTCAATAACTTTCTTTTGGTGTTGTTCCCAAAACGTCATGAGTTGTGGGTCAGTGGCTTCAACCGAATTCTGTCGATTCTTTTCGTCTTGCATTCGGCATTCTCGAATAACGAATGCATCTTCCATGTCTTGTGGATTTGCATATCGTTGACTAAACTCTTGAAACGAGAATGAACGGTGACGCACAATCTGGTGTGCAATGTCACGAGTCGTTTCGATTTCCAAACACGCAGATGCCATTTCCAATGGACTCCAGTGTTTATGTTTAATCAAATACTTAATCAGCTTCTCAGAAGTCTCTGTATTAAACTGATTTGCTGGATTGGATACCCTTGCACAATATGAGATAAGGTCTTGAACATCCTCAATACCTTCTTTTGAATATTCCTCTGTTGGTGCAGAGTATGAAACTAGTTTAACCTTCATCATTTTCCTTCTTTTTCAATGTCCATGAACCATCTTTGTTGTCAATCCAAACAAGCTCAGTCCCTTCAATCCAATCCTCTGGCAAACACCCTTCGGGGAATACTAGAATTTGTTCACCATTTTCATCTTCAACAACTTCAGCTGTCCACATTATAACTTTCCTTTTTTAAATAACCACATTCTCCAATAGTATAGAAAACACTGTGGATAGTGTGTTGGATCAGGCAACCGTCCTTCATAGTGACTTATAAACTCTTTCAGTTCATCATCAGTTGGTTTGTAATTCGGCACTGCCTGTTTCATTGGTGTAAATTATCTTTTTAATATTATAGTCAGCAATACATCTTGCACAACCTTCACAGGGTTTAGACATTGCAAGTTCGCCATCTTTACGAACACGAACAACATACAACGTTGCTTTACTTAAGTCATCCACCTTTCTCAGTGCATCCATAATTGCACTGGTTTCAGCATGTGGATATATTGCACCATCTCTATATGCATACTTGTTTGCAAATGGGTGAGACTTGTAACTATTCGTTCCAATCCCCACCACCTTGTTCTTGATAACAACGGCGGCAGCATGTTTTGAACCATCTACTGCTTCAATTGATTCTGCATGTTTTGATAACATGTTAATGTATCTTTTCTGCCGCCGTTCCATCTTAGTGCCTCTTGTTACGAGGGCGATAGTTTTGTGTCGCCTTGCTCGCTAGTTCTGCACAACGTTTGGTGAGTTCTTGGTCACGTTTAACCAACTCAGCATTGTCGAACTCAAGAGACTTGATTCGTGCGAACAATTCTTCGTTCTTTGCACGATAAAAGTCTCTTTCACGAACTAGGTCGTTCTGATCTACCATCTCCATCAGAAATACTCCTTAGTAAGTTTGAGTAGTTGAACCTTACATTTCTCTCTATCGAAAGAGAGGAATGCCCCATACTTCACAATTAATCTTCTAGTGTCAGGCCATATGATATCACCTTTCAAGTTTTTGTCAATACCTTTTATGTAACCCACCAAACTTTGTAGAATCACCATCGTTTCCAAACTGATTCGTTTTGCTAGGAAGTTCTTTAATAATACAGGATGTTGTCCAGAATTGCAAGAGAAAATTTCATCAAAACTTTCTACTTGTGTAAATAAAAATTGCATATCATTGATGAAGTTATATGTCAATGATTGTTTGTGTTTTAACCAAGTGTTATAGTTTGTTTCGTTGAAGTCACCCAACCAACCTTTGGGACTCACCACAAAGTTACTAATAAAGTAATCTTGTGTAGACTCACCATACTTCTTTGCCACCTTGGCAAAGAAGTTTCTGTCTTTACGTTTTATGAATGAAGCTTTAGTTGCAGATGTTCTACCACCATAACGTGTGTAGTCATAGTCGGTAGTAAAGTGAAGCTTTAATCCCAGATACATCTGGTATGCTTCCCAAGGTTCCATTATAAAATACCTCTTAGATAGGTAGTGTTGCGACTCTAGGTAGAAAGTTTAGTTGTCGTGCGTCTGCCTCAAGTTTTTCCTTGAGTGGTTTTGAAACGAGAGGAGCGATTGAATCTGGTTCCATTTCGTTCTGTTCACAGTATTCAAGAATTGCATCCATGTATGTGATATTACCCTTGCTCACCATTTCTTCAATTTTCATTGCAAATTTTTTCGGGGTCATAACTGCTAGTTCCTCAAGATCCATCATAGTCCTTTCGTTGTTTAAATAAGGGCGCCCGTTTTTGACACTGGTGAATAGGAAACGGAGCCGAAAACCTACAGGGTGGCGGCATTAATTGCACTTACCTCTAGCGGACAACTATTTGTGAGGCCACCCTTGTTCGGTTTAGTCTTTTTTGACTATGAACTTATAAAGTTCTTCAGCCTTTTCCATAATCTCAGAAGGCTGATACATCTTTGGAGTATATTTCTCAAAGAGTTCTGTTACATCTTTAGACTGAGATTTTGCTTGTTCAATTGCTTCATAGAATTTTGCTTGTGCCATCTCATATTGACGGTCTAGCATTTCTTTTGCCATTGCAAGTGTATCGAATCTAAGTTCGAATGGAGTTTTGTTTGACATTTTATGTCTCCTTATGTGTGTGTTGTGTTAAAT